CCTTTATAATATCTCCAGAGACTAGGATTAAGTCTCTTGAGAATAACTCTACAGTTCCCTTAGCTCCTACCGCCTTGTCCTTGTATATACTGAATACATCACTGCCATTCGTTAGTGTGACAGTAATTGAATCAGCATTGTTGCTATCCTCAGACACTACCATTGATTCTATCACTGCATTCATAAGAGCAGGACAGGTGTAGAGAGTGGTAGCATTTGTAGTTGTTAGGTCAAGCTTTACATTTTTGTAGCGTGAGGTGCTGAGAACATTAGCCATTATCTCTTCCTAGCCATTCCTCCACCATACATCATCCCGGTCTTACGGTAATCAATCATACCACCCTTCTTCATGGAAAGTCCAGTACTAGGATTAACCTTTCTACCAGAAAGACCTCCCATACTCATAGACATGCCAGTAGTAGGATTAATCTTTTTATCATCCATTATGCCGCCCATGTTCATCTTCTTCTTCTTTTTCACAACTCCCCCCTTATTCATTATCATTTCATCAACTCTTCTCAATAACACATCTAACTGCATTTTCTGCGCTCTTTCTCCATCTTTAGTAGAAGCATTTATTTTCATAATATTCTTTAAACGCTCTTTAAGACTTGAAAGTCGGTTAGATTTTTTAAAGGATGGGTCTGCTAGTTTTCCTCTTATACGACTTGCAAGTTTAGCATTAGATACACCTTTTAAAGCTTGCATACGTTTACTAGCATCTCTCTTTTCAGGAGTTTCTTCTTTTTTTGGGGATGCAATAACAACAGTTACATTAGGTCCTTTACCTGCATCTTTTGCAGAAAATTTAGGTTTGATTTCAGGTAATACTTCTCTTTTTACTTCTCTATCCTTATCAGCCACAAAACCTTTTAAGTCTTCTGCATAAGCAGCTATTTTCATTTTATTTGATTTAGGGTCTTTATAATACAAAGCTCCTGCTTTCTTTGCAGCAGCTATAGAGCTATATGCTTTTCCGTCTTCTTTAGCTTTTTTTATTCCTTCAGGACTAGCTCCATACTTTTTCTTATGTTTATTAAGCTCAGAATTAATCCATTGTGTTAATTTAGATGCCATAGGTTATCCTTTCTAGCCATACTTTCTTTTCATATGTGGTTTGTAAACATCCTTAGCATCAAGCATACCCTCCAGATACATAGCTCTTTCTACATGGTCTAGCGTATACTTAATTCCAGTGTCTAGTCTTATCTTCTCCCTGACGTAGAATACATCAGAACGTGGAATGTGGACTCTTCTGAGTTTCGTTTCGTCCTCATCAGCCAAAGCCTTATAAAATTCTTCTATCACATTGTCGCTAATGTACATTTTAGCTCTGGGCATGGTACTAGTTATACTCCTAAAGGATTTTTTGTCAAGAATAAACGACAAATAATTATCGTCTATTATGTATACATAATGTATTACTTAAAGTAACTTAAATATATACTATAAGGAGTAGGAGATTATGTTACCTTTAGGTTACATTATGTAATACATTATGTATTATATAGTATTTTTACCATAATGTCAAGACCCCCGGCTAACTTTTTTTTAATTCATAGGGATTTCAGGGTAATATCACTGCATTATGGCTTAACATCCTCCCCCTCCATACAATATCCTCTCAGAGGCTTAAATTTAGCCACTGAGTAGGGGTAAATATAGTCTATATGGTACACTGCCTGTAGTCCTACTCCCCCTCCTCAGAGGGGAAATATAATAACTTCGTATATTTTACCATGCAGCAGCCTTATGCAGCAGCTAAGTGCCTAAAAAATAGGCATAATATTACAACTGCACAATAAACAGGCAGTTATACCAGTGGTTAACACCCTAAAACACCCCCCTCTGGCAGAGTACAAGAACGTATACGGACTGGGGTGGGGTGGCTCATGCCACAGTGTTCTCGTTTTGTTCTTTTCCCAGCCTAGAATTAAGAACATTTAGTGAACAAATATCTTAAGTCTTTGATTTTATTAAGTATTTATAACAATACTACATTATCAGTAAATTATTTTAGTGCTTAACTCACTGTTTTTATTAGATTTTTCTTTAAATCGACAAATTTATGCACTTTTTTTTATTTTTTGTCTTGCAATCTGTTTTTCGCTATGCAATATTTGAGTTGTTCAAAAGCAGAACACCAAAACTAACAGATGAAATACTCGACAAGTTTTAATTTGAAGCATTGAACATAAGATGACTAAATGACTAAATGACTAAGCCTAAATAAAAAAAGTTTTTTAATCTTGACTTTAATTTTAAAATAAGATTAGACTATAAGCACAGTCCCTAGCTAATGGATTTTAGCAGACGAGCAAATGAGTAGACTAAGCAACTACATAGGTGGGCAGATTGAAACACGCTGATAACACACCAACAACTCACATGAAAAGTCGTGGGTGTGGAACTAGGCAAATACATAATCCTAGTCGAAAGAAAGGCTCAATCCGTCTTATTGGGGGAGTAGGTGTGGTGACACATTTGGAAAGCTCCCCCATTAAGTTTTACTCAGTAATGCCTCTAGGAAAGTAATGAGGTATACCTATGACTGTAACTAATTTTAATATTAAGACTATTCGTAACAAACAAGACACTGTTTCAACATTGAGAGCAAGATGTATGTTTGTAAATTTATCGTCTAAAAATGACTTTGACAATCCCTACTACTATGGGAAAAATGGCAACTTACGAGGGTGGATTGTAGGTGCTATGGTACAAGGTTCTAAACTATATCACAGAGATGGTTTAGGCAAATTTAAGGCTTAAGACTTTACAACAACAATTTTTTAATATAGAGGTATTACTAAGTAAAACAATGAGAGGTGAAATATGATAGATAATATTATAGGTACATACTACCTATCTAAATCTGGGGAAAAGCTACATGGATTTGCATGGTATCTTGATGCCTACAAATCTTGTGTCGTTATCTCCAAGAGGTTTGGTGTACCATTGAAAGTAGTGGTGGGTGTATGCTCTGCACTATCTCCAAATAATAAATGGCATAAGAATATTATTGACACAGAGAATATGGTACTTGCCTATAAATCAGGCATACCATTAGATGAGGTCAAGGTATCAACATATAGCAATAATAAGGCTAAGGCTATTGAGATGCTAATGATACCTAAAGCCACCAAGCAAGACATAAGAGATATACTGTTTGGTAAATCTGGGCATAAGACTAGGGCATTTTTTGACTGCATCTATGGGTGTAAAACGAACAAGGATACAGTGTGTGTTGATGGTCATGCTTTGCATATATACATGGGGGAGAAACACGCTCTGAGTAGTAACAAAAGCAATATGACACCCAAACAATACTTGACCATATCGCAAGCCTATATTGATGCGTGTGATGAGATAAACAAGCGAGAGGGTACAAGCTACCTACCCTATCAAATACAAGCGATAACATGGGTAGCGTGGAGGAGGATACATGGCATCACATAATAGAGAAATTAGAAATAGGATTAGGCTATCACTAGCAAGCTATTCGTATGAGTTCCATGATGATAGCCTAATGACTGACGCAGAATTTGACAAGCTATCAAGGGAGATAAACCCTAATGAGAAAACTGGCAATGAGTTAATAGATAGGTTTTTTAGGGAGGAGTTTATGGTAGATAGTGGGATGTGGATTAGAAGACACCCTGAGTTAGATAAACTGAAATTAATATATGAAACTTTGAGGAGGAAATAGAATGGATACTGCACTAATAATATTTTTAATAATAATGACACCAATAGGCTTGACAGGGTTTGGTCTGTTGTGTTACAACTATTACAGATTAATAAAAGAAGGAATATAATATGAATTGTGACTTTTGTGATGTTGAAATTAAACATGATGGAGAAGGCTCTGCATTTTGTGATGGCTCTGCGTTTAGCAATGTAGGTATTGACGAAAGAGTATCATGTGCAGAGTGTTGTGAAAATATAGAATTAGAGAAAGAGGAGCAAGTAAGTTTCCTCTACAAGAAAGATTGGGGAATGAATGATGACTAGTAGAACTGATTGGACAGTGCATGATATACACCTAGCCTTGATTAAGGTGAAGGCTGATGGTGAGAAAGCACTAGAGGAATTAGATAAACCTGAGTTTGAGAATGAATCCTATATGCGAGGGCATTTCAGGGCTAGGGTAGGACTAGCGACTGACATCTTGGGTATGTTGTATAAAGATGATTTAGTAATGAAGGAGGAATAAAATGAGGGCAATATTAATAGACCCAATAGAGCAGAAGGTATCAGAGGTAGACTATGATGGGAACATAGAGAACATCTACAAACTCCTGACCACAGATGGTTTCAAACCTAGATTATTTGGTGTGGTGGCGATACCTTTCGGTAGTGATGGGATATACATAGATGATGAGGGCTTGTACGCACCGATACAATCGAGGTGGAGTTTCGATTGGCATACATGGAGAGAACCCATAAAGCTAGTGAACAGAGGGCTAGTGATAGGGTGTGATGACGAGGGCAACAGTTGTGAGAGTACAAGTGGTGTCGATATTATAAACCAAATAAAATGGAGTTGGTAAATGTTAAATAGAAAGACAGTAAAAGACTTAAGAGATAAGCTACAAAGTATGGTAGAGATGGAGGGTTACGAGGTCACAGTAGGTAACGCAAGTTTCAATGATGATGAGGTAACATTCAAGCTGAACCTGAGGGTAGAGGGTGCTAGTTCCCAAGCTGAGAAAGACTTGGAGCAATGGGCAGGGATACATAACCTTGACCTGACCAAGACTGCTAGGATAGATGGCAAAACTTTCATGCTATCAGGGTACAGACGTAAGGCTAGGACAAAGCCCTACCTGATGAAAGACATGGCGAGTGGTAATGAATACATAGCGACACCAGATACAGTCAAGACGTACTTTAGCAAAGACAATGCCTTGCATATAGGTCAGGAGGTACACTAATGTATTACGTTATTGATGATTATGAGGGGGAGGGTTTCACCTTCTCCTCTAAGATAGAGTTCCGAAGATGGTTACTCAATGAGTATGATGAGGACAGACACCTTGTACATACTACTGAACAGGAACATCTTGAACAGTTAGCAAAATATTATGTTGACAATGGTTTAGATGACCTTTATGATGGCATTAATAAAAGAGGAGGGATTTATGATGTTAATTACTAAGCAAAGTTCAATGACAGGTGAGAAGAATACAATGCTCTTGCCTGTTACAAATGAACAGATAGATAAGTGGGAGGGTGGTGCATTGATACAAGATGTATTCCCCCATCTCACACCATCTGAAAGAGAGTTCCTTATCTCAGGAGTGACACCTGATGAGTGGGGTCAGATGGAATCAGATATGAATGAGGTGTATGGAGATGACTAAGATTGTAGCAAGTTTATGTGATGGTATGTCGTGTGGACATCTGGCACTCAACAAGTTGGGATACAAGGATGAATCCTTTCAGTTGGTGACACCAGAGGACAAGCTGATAGAGTACCACACCTTTGAGATAGACAAGTATGCTGAAGCAGTCAGTAAGTATCGCTATCCCAATGCTATCCGACATGGTGACGCAAGAAATTGGACTGACCTGATAGGTAAGGATGTGTACCTACTGATGGGAGGCTTTCCTTGTCAACCTTATTCGGTGGCAGGTAAGGGTAAGGCAGATGCAGATGAGCGTGACCTATCTCATCTTATTGTTGATGCACTACGAGGACTTAAGCCTAAGTATTTTCTCTTTGAGAATGTTATGATGAAACAGGAGCATCAGGACAGAATATCTGAGGACTTGGGTGTGCAACCCATAACGATAAACAGTGCTGACTTCTCTGCACACAATCGCAAGAGATTGTATTGGACTAACATTCCTATTGAGGAGTGGGAGGACAAGGGCATTGTACTCAAGCACATAATTGAGGATGGCATGGTGGACAGAGATAAGTCATACTGTGTAGATGCCAACTACTTCAAGGGTGGTAGCATGAAGATGTACTACGAGAAGTCCAGAAGACAGTTAGTGTTTGACACTAAGGGTTGTCATCAGGTTGGGGAGGCTGACATCAAAGGGTATGACATTATCAAGCGAGTGTATGCCACATCAGGTAAGTCACCTGCCTTGACTACCATGCAGGGTGGACACAGAGAACCTAAGATAAACACAGACGAGTTACATTGGAGGGCATTATCTCCTAAAGAATGCGAGAGATTGCAGACAGTACCAGATGGATACACTGAGTATGGTAAGTTCCATGATGGTGTCAAGTCTGTGTCAAACAGTCAACGATACAAGATGTTGGGCAATGGTTGGACTGTGAGTGTGATAGCCCACATAATGAGAGGTATGGAATGATGAATAGATACTATGTAGAATATAAGGAACAATATATAGACAAGCAACAACGATACTTGTATGTGTATGCTCAATCCAAGGAACAAATAAAAGAAATGTTTTGTGAATATGAAATACTTGCAATAGACCAAACAGACTAGAGGAGGAAGCTGATGAAATACGCAGTAATGATTGAACCCTTTGAAGAGGGTGGCTCTGACTATGTAAGGGAAGGGTGTGGCTCTATGTGGACTAACGATACACCATTGAAACTCTTTAATACAAAGGAGGAAGCACAAGTGGAAGCTGACAAGTGGAACACAGGTCAGGTTGTAGAATATAATTTTAACAAAGGAGAATAGATATGAAAATTTTAGAGATGACTAGAAATCAGAGGAAGAGATTATTAAATGGAGTTAATAGTCTCAAGGACTTACGTAATACTGCTACTGAACTATGCCCAATAGAGTTCCATACACTATGCGAGTTGGATGGTTTACTCCACCTACTTGTAGAGTTAGGTGAGTTCGACAAGGAGAAGTGTGAGCATGGACACTGTGACTGGTACAGTGACTATGACTACAAGGAACTACTACCTAAGGTCAAGGTTAATTAAAATGAATGTAGAGTATGTAGACACAGAGACTGTCATGTGTGAAGATGACCACCCAAGAGTCTACTACAGACTGAAAGATGGTGAAGCTACCTGTGGGTACTGCAATAAGAAATTCATTCTTAAGGAAAAAGATGATGAGCTATTGGAATAACAAAGACCCTAACGATTTAACTATGCTAGTCTTAGTGGTAATATTTGTGGGGATAATGATATGGGCGCAGTATGGCTGAATATATAATAATGGGAGGAATAATATGGCGAAGAAGAAAGAAGACGAAGCACACATAGACCTAGCAAAGAGGAGGATTATAGCTGACAGTCGCTACCTAGATAGGTGGCAAGCAAAGATTATTTCAATCATTATGGTATCGGATACCTTCAAGGAAGCCGAACCTAAACTAAGGGAGATGCTTGATGACAAGACCATGCAAGGAAGATAGGAAGAAGTACGATATAGATTTCGCAGGAGACCTTAACTTTGGATTGGGTATGGAGGATGAAGTAGTCTCCATGTTTAAGGACAAGAAGATAGAGGTCAAGTCTGAGAAGGGGATGTGGCAGCGAACAGGAAACATCGCAGTTGAGTTTGAAAGTTGGGGCAAACCATCAGGTATTGATGCCACCGAATCAGACTACTGGTTTCACAATCTGTGTATTGATGGTGACATTTATGCAACACTTGTATTTAAAACAGATACATTAAGGAAACTTATTGACAGTCTGGACAAGAAGAAAGTTGTGAGTGGTGGAGACCACAAGGCATCCAAGATGTACCTCGTCAACATCAAGAAGTTGTTCTCAACTGACGTAATAAAAGCATACAAAGGAGTAGAAGATGGCTAAAGAAGTCTTTGTTTTAATGGTGTTTTTTACATTCGATAATCTAGAAGAGTGTAAACAAGCCGAAGCATATTTTGACACAGATAATATGTGTGTTGACATGATTGACTATACAGAGAGGTGGACGTTACCTCTTCCACCACCACGACCAGAAGTTTTTGAAAATAATTCTTGACAGATTTTTATTTGTCTGTATAATATATACATAATGTATACATAGAGTAATACATTAACTCCTACTACTTAAAGTAAATAAAACTTTAAGTATACTTTAAGTTTCTTTTGAGTATAACTATGGGTTCAGTTTTACTTGAGGGGGTAAAGATGGAAGCAGAAGATGATGACCCATCTGATGATTGGTCTGATAATATAATAGTCGTGATTGAATCAGTAGAAAAAATAAAAGAGAAGGAGAAGAAGAAGGATGACACAACTACCGATACTAGCGAAGAACCATTGCGCTATGTGTGGCTACCTTTTAGACGATGACTTGAATTGTCCTGAGTGTGAGGTGTGTAACCCTGCTGATGAGGTCAACCACCCATCACACTACACTACTGGTGGGATAGAGTGCATAGACGCAATGAAGTCTATGATGGATGGTGCTGATGTACCCTCGTTCATATCGTATGATTGGGGTGCAGCATTTAAGTACATCTGGAGGTGGCACTACAAAGGCAAGCCTATCCAAGACTTAGAGAAAGCTAAGTGGTACATAGATAAGATGATTGAAACACTGAAGGAGAGAGATGAAGTACACGACAAAAATAAAACAGACTGATGGTACATATCATTATCGTTTCAGTCCACCTAAGGATGCTAGGCTCTCTGGTGTATGCAAGAGCAAGACATTCAAAGATGGTAGAACTGCACGATTTGAGATACCTAAGTTCATAAAGATTGTCGATGACTTTCGTAGAGGACAGATAGTAGCAGGTAACTTGAGCATCAACAGTACACTGCGTCAGGTACTCGCCTACTACTACAACACAGGACAGTTCAAGTCTCTGTCAGCACGAACACAGAGGACATACACGTATGGTCTCAACAAGATATGCGAGAGTAAGTTCTTTAGTAGAGAGTTAGGAGACATCACACTGAGATACCTCACTGTTGCCCACTGCTCAGAATTATATGAGTTGTGGGCGAGAGGTGGAGTGGACAATGCCAATCAGCTATCCAGAATATTCTCTGTCGTATTAAACTTCTGTCGTAACCTTGAGTTGATTGACTCAAACCCGATGGCGAGAGTAAAGAAGCGTTCACATGAGCCTCGCTCAGTGACTTGGACTAAGGAACAGGTGGAGTTATTCATAGAGACTGCCTTCTCCCAGTTCAAATGGAGAAACATAGGGCTACTCGCCCTCCTATGCTACGAGTGGGGGCAGAGACCAATAGATATAAGACTACTCAACTGGGATTCAGTTGACCTAGACAACAAGATGGTGACAATTAAACAGACAAAGCGTGGTGCTACTGTCCAACTGCCACTAGAAGATAAGCTACATGAGTTACTCACCCAACAGAAAGAGGATTGGGGATGGCAACAGTATGTAATACCACATCAGAGGCCGAATAATGGGGGCTACAGTCCGATTAAAGATATTCAGGTATCAACACTAGCCAATGAGGTAAAGTCTGCCTGTGAGCTTCCTTCAGCCTTACAGATGGGAGACCTTAGAAAGACTGCGATAGTTGAACTCATTGAAAGTGGCGTTGACCAACTCGCAATCATGTCTGTGACAGGGCATAGAAACGTACAAAGTTTAAACCCTTACAACAAACACAACCTAGCTACTGCAAAGTCTGCTTTGGAGATGAGGAGAAGGTAGGTGTATCTCTTAGAGGAACATAGTAGAGAGGCTATGATAGAACATATTGTACCTCTGTCAAACTCAGAAGATTTTAATCTTGCGAGGACAGAGTGGAAACTTTATAAGATTGAACTGCATGACCACTGGTACAAATGCCCCTGTAACCACCCTATAAAAGAGTTGTGCCACATAAGGAATAGATTAAATGGTAATGAAACTTACGTAGGCAACATCTGTATAAATAAGTTTATGGACATAAGTACTAACAACATTATCAATGGTATTAAAAGAATTTCTCAGGATATATATGCTAATGCTAACGAAGATTTAATAGAATATCTTAGAGACAACAAGCACCTATCACCAAATGAGTATAGGTTTTTATTACAGACAAAAAGAAAGAGGAAATTAAGTGCCAAACAATATGCTTGGAAGGAAATAATTAATAAGAAGATACTTTATCTCTCAGGTATCAAAGAAAGTTCTTGACTTATGTTTAATAATACATATAATAGTAGGAGAAGGAGAAAAGAATGAGTGATAATCCCCATCAATCGTGTCCATATACCGACTGTGGTTCATCGGATGCGTTCAACTGGAATGACGATGGCTATGGGTTCTGCCACAGTTGTGGGGAATCTTATCCATCAAAGAATAAACGAGATGTATTTAACTGGGTGGCTGACTCCTACCCACTGAAGAAGAGAGGGAATGTAATGACTACAGAAGTTAAAGGAATGACTTACGATAACATCAGAGGTATAGACCCTGATGTGTGTAAGGTATATGGAATACAAGTGCAGACAGGTGCTAATGGTGAACCTGTCAGGTATGCCTACAAGTATCCACACACTGTCAAGTACAGAGACTACAACGATAAGTCTAAGACTTGGATAAAGGACAAGGGTGTTGGTATGAATCAACTGTTTGGTCCTGAGTTCAACTCCAACTCCTCTAACAAACTGTATATTACAGAGGGAGAGTTTGATGCTGCAAGTTTGTATCAGATACTTGGACAGAAGTACTTTGTTAAGTCTCTCCCCTCTGCTTCTATTGGTGAGAAGTTTATCAAACAAAACTATAAGTACTTGGATTCATTCAAGGAAATAATATATGCAGGGGAACTGGATGACGCAGGTAAGCGTAGTGCCGAGAGAATATACGAGGCATTTCCTAGCAAGTTATACTATGTTCCAATGTCTAAACACAAAGATGCGAATGAGTTCCTCATGGCAGGTGATGGAGAAGAGTTGAAGTGGACTGCCCTCAAACCACAACGATACTCTCCAGACAATTTCTTCTGCTCAGATGAGGAGGTCACTCAGTCCATCCTTAACGAAAATCCATACGACTACACTCCGACAGGACACACAGGTCTGGATGATAAAATTCGTGGGATTGTTAAGGGTGGGCTGACCTTTATCAAAGCACCGAGAGGTACAGGTAAGACTGAAGTTATACGTTACTTTGAGACAGGCTTGTTGCAAAACCCTGACACACGTATCGCACTCCTTCACATGGAAGAGATGCGAAGCACAACGTACA